TCAAAGATAATTTTCCTTGCGGTCTTATTATCCATGGTTGCGTGTCCAGAACGTTCGCATGATGGAAGGTTTTTCCGTGCTCTTGCATTTTTCTTCCACTCCATCTACGTGGTATAGTTTTACTCTATGATAGTCGGTGATTGCACAGTTTGTGCGTTAATTATTTGCTATTATATCATCTTCGGTTTCTAAAGGCTGATTTATCTCAGAAAGTTCATTTGCTTTTGTCGAGATCTGCTCATCGTGCCATTCTTTTGCCTTGAGATAATCTGAGTGAGGGTCAAACGTAAGCTGTGAATGGTTGTATGCAAACTCTGGAGTGATCCAATCACATGATAACATGGAGATAAGGTTCGATACATTCGCAGAGTCGTTTGTATAATTACGTCTCGGGAATCTGATATCAACAGATGACGGTAAAATATCAAGCCCACCGATATTATTACAGATGTTTATCATGATATCGAGGAACTTTCTCTCTGATTTGCGGAAGTATATCTCTGTAGAACGTGCCCTTGACTCTGCAGCGCTCCATCCGTCTCTTAAAATGACTGCAGCGCCTGTATCAGAGGTTGAGGAGCCACCGTTTCTATTCGGCATTCCGCAGATTGTAAGGACTGCATCATACAAGGCATCCACCTGAGTCTGTGTCTGCTCCTGATTAAGCTGTGGCGGTGATACATAATATACTTTACCATCCTTCGGAACAAACATGCCTCCGATTTCCTTAAGCTGTGTCATGAAATTGGCTTCTGCCTGCGCCTGTGTTTCATTACCCTGCGGTTCAATACCGATATTCTCAAGGCATAAAATTGACTGCACAAAGCCTTCCGTGGCATCTGCTCTATCAGACTCACAGTTATTGATGGCATCCAACAGGGATATTACCTGTTCAAAGTCACCGATCCTTGACTCATTAAGAGGATATTCGATGATAGGAATAGAGCCATACGCATGAGCACCGCTCGGGTTCTGTTCATCCGTGGCATTTTCGTACTTTTCGTTGAAGACAAATAACTCTGTGTCTGTATAGACATAAAACAATAGCTTATCATCCCCAAGATCGACAAAGTTAACACCCATGAGTGGCTTATGCCCGAGTCTTGACGAATAAACAACGAATGTATTCCTTGGATCAAGCGTGTCTATCTTAAAAGGTGATATATCATCCCCTTCTTCGGTATTTTGAGATATCATTCTATAAGCTGTTCCGCATATAGACTGCCATCTCGCAACCTCAAGGTCTGAGGCATCTTTATTCTCTTGCATGCACCACTTCGTAATGGATGCGAGACCGGAATCAACAGAATCATCTGCAGATGTGTTGTCTATATACTGAATCGGAGCACTTAAAAGATACCCTGTCTTGAAATTGACTATCTCTGCAGCACGGTTCTCGACAATCTTATTCAAAATCTCAGTGTTATACACCTTTACTCGGTTTAAGATGTCCTGTTTGCCCTTAAAGTAGTCGTAAAGATAGTTTATCTCGCTCTGTACGTCACCAAATTTGTCATAGGACTTCTGCAAAATGGTTACAACGTTGCTTGAATCAACGACATCTGCGTCATAATAAATGACAGAACGTCCGTACAGTTCCCTTGTTGCCATTTATTTCTCCTTCCTTGTGCGCTTCTTATACGGTCTCGGCTCTTCCTCGGGTTCTTCCTTCGGAACTACCTTGTCTTCCTTCGGTGCAACTTTCGGCTCTTCCTCAGGAACAACTTTATCTTCCTTGGGAACCACCTTGTCCTCTTCCTGCGGTGCGACCTTCGGAACTTCCTTCTTCTCAATAGCCTTCTTCTCTTCAACAACCTTAAGGACGTACTTCCCCATCTCTACTCTTCGTGAGTCCCATGCCTTCTCAGCATCTTCCAAAGTATCATACATATCAGTGGCAAGACCACACTTAGGGCATGATACGTAATACTTCATTCCTGCACATGTGACTGTAGGTTCTGTGTTACAAATACATCTCTTCATCTCATTCCTCCATTAAATGAATCTTGCAAATACTGATGCGTATGCATTACCTCTCTTGAATACCATGTCTGCTGCCATTGCGAGCGAGTCGGGAGCATCATCATTCTTATTCTTTCCGACTATCGTGAATGAAAACAGATTATTCATGAAATTTTCATATCTCTTTGACCTTAAACCGCTCTCCAAGAAGATAAAGTTATTCCTGATTTCCGGCGAACGATCTACGATACGATCCTCCTTACTCTGTCCACTTCTTGACGGAGCAGGCTTTGTTGTAATAGTACACTTTATTCCCAGATTATGCAAATAATCCCTTAGCTCATCAGCATACCCCTCTGTCATCTTATTCGCCTCTATCTGCACAGTCCTTATAGAGAACTTTCTGATCGCTTCCGCTATCTGAGGAATAGACTTTCTCTTATCCTCATTCGTATATACAACATCGGGAACATACACATCATCCCCGAACTGAACGCATACAGGCCCTGAGCAGTAATCCTTACCGCCCCATGCAGGGTCAACAGCCATAAACACTCTGGGATCGCCTTCAGGCAATACGCCATTATAAAACCGCATATCCCCAGGAGCAAATAAGGAACCTTCTCTCTCGATAGGCTGTCCCATATACTGTGCAGACCATGAGGCAAGGTCATCATTTCTCTCAAATCCTGCTCTTACTCTCTTATATTCGTCAGAATCAAAGCCGACTCCATACGCATATTCAAAATTACTATGGTCATTCTCATCCAAAGCAGGGATATTGATGACTTTCCATCGCACATCTTTGAATGTCGGGTCATTCTCAAGCATCTCCTGCCTTATGCCAATCGGATCTATTAAAGACCAACGGGTTCCGATCCATATCTTCTTCGCTGACTGCTTCGCTCTCGTTAACAGGTCATTCTGTACCTTCTGCCACAGTCTCCCCATGACATCTTTATTTATCGCCTGCTCTATTCCCTTACACAAGTCGTCTGAGATTAACATATTAGAGCAGTCGCATGCACCGTTTAGTGTGCCCTCTATTGAACGACACGTCACAGAAGGGAACTTATTATTCTTTACGCAGTTTATTGTCTGAGAATCGGCATTTACCTTCACAATCGGACTCTCAGGAAAGACCTTATCCCAATGATACGTGTAATTATCCTTCATGATCTCTATAAGTCCGGTATAGAACACCTTTGTTACCGTATCGGAACACGATGAATACAGATTACTCGTCAAAGGATGCTTACCCACCTGCCATGTAACGAAGAAATTGAATAATGTGCTCTTCCCGATTCGAGGCGGGCATGACAAAAACAACTCATCCAATCCACCATCCTCTAACATCTGCATGGCATCCACAAACGGCTTTAACTGTTTTCTGCGAGGCTGATAGAACTTCTCCTTCGGGTCTCTGTCAAACTCCATATACAGCATATACTGGTCAAAGTCCACAGGAGCTTCCATCTTAAGACTCATCTTATACAAGTCTATCAGATCTCCCATGTTATCACCCTTCTTTCGGATGTCCTTTACCAGTCTCCTCTGCTGTACTCGGTTCATCTCATGCACTTTACGATAATGAAAGGCTGTCGGCTCTGTATGGGCAAACTCATCCGCTAATGCATAGAAATCATAAAACCCACTACCGCTTCCCTTCATACCGGCATCATGTGCGCTCTTTAACAGCTTATAGAACCTTACGTCCTCTTTATACGCTTTATCCTCTGCTGTCTTCTCACTTGGATGTCTACCCATTATATCTCCACCACACTTTCATATCTCTGCTCTATCGCTGTGGTATCTGTCCTCGTTATCGCCTTTATATTCACATCCGCCTGGTCTTTATAGTGGAAATGATTCTTCAGTAGGAATATACCCGCTACTGTCGGCACTCTCTGCTCTGCCATCTCTGTAACCAATATATTCTCTATCATCGATATCCCTTTATAGATCTCCTCCAAGGCTTTTATATTACTCCGTCTGTCTGCAAGCAGCTCCTCAAGGGCATGCACACTCTTACCAAGCGCCAGAGCATATCCCGCCAAGTTCGGCTTCTTACCAAACTGCACGCACTTCTCCATGTAGTCCTCTGTCCTCTTTGCTACCTCTTTTGCATCTGACAAGTCTATCTTCGGCATCTTCTCCAATACCATAGAAAAACATATGTCATTCGCATTAGCTGCTCTTATATCCGGACTCACTGCTTCATAATGCTTTGCCGCTGCAGCATCCTTCTTTACTACCTCATATGTAGGATCTTCTTTCGCCATATCACTTACCTCCCATATCATTGTATCACATTGTATCCCTCTTTCAAACTCTTATACCTATCACCCCCTAACTGCTATACTATTATAATGTTTTTTAAAGACTCTATATGTAGGCTTATACATAATCTCTCTTATTTGCCCTCAAACAACCTCATACTGACTCTTTATTTATTCGGGCATACTAATTAGCGTATGGGATCGTTTCTACGTGCAGAGCCCTTTTTTGTTAAAAATTTGGTGAGAGAACCATGGGACCCGCCTGCGGTGGATTGTAAACCCCCACGCCCTATAGGTTAACAATCAATAGCACCCCACGGACGGGATCGGGCTGTGCTACTCGGAATAGAACAGGGATAGGCTGTGGACGGGTACGG